GAATATTTTTATTCATAGAACTAATATTTTACAAAGAAAATAACGGCTTTCATATGTTTTATGGGTTTTATGGGCTTTTTAGCATTTCTTTGTCTTTTTACCAACATGCGGATTTGTTTTTTGTTGTGGTTCGACATGTCTGAATCAGGTAATTCAACTTCTACGAAATTAAATTTAGCAAGAAGAATTTCTTGTTGCATATTCGTATGGTTAAATCTCTTAACAAAGTTTTATTTTTTTATTTTTTTTGCAAGAGCTATGTTGTCAATGTAATCATCAACATCTCAGCACTTATCCTATTTTAAGTATTTTTCTTTTCTTCTCTTTATTCTTTTCGTATATTTACTATTGACTTTCAAAATATTCTTAATAAATGGATCAAATCTCTTTGCTTTTTTATAAGTACTTCCAGTAAAATGATAAGAAAAAGACTTCTCTTCTTGATCATATGTTAAACGATTATTTAACATGTACCATTTAACATGATTAATTTCATAAATGTCTTTATATTGTTTTAATATATTAATATTAAACACTCCCTGTTCGTAAGAGATACCAGCCCACTCACCAACCTTACATATCCATTGTGAATCGCTTTTTTCCCAATATTCTCCATTATAAAATGATAGCCATAATGACATTATGGCTAGTCCATTACTAGTGTTTTTTACTAACCATACTCCTGCATTCATACCATCCCAGAATGGAGATTCTGAACTACATACAAAATTACCAGAAAATGTATCAAGAGACCTATCTAAATCGAATACACATGCGTCAGTATCTAACCATAAAACTCCTTTACATTCTGGATATTTTTGTAATATATCAAATACAAGTTGCACTTTTATCCAATATGGTGGAAGGTGATAATAAAGATCTTTATCATCAATAAAAATGTATTTATAATTATGTATCTTACAATATAATCTATTGATTGACATCATATATTTACAATTTTGATGAATAATTCTATCATCATACTGCACGATAATATATGTGGGGGGCGTGCTTGGGGGACAGCTGTCCCCCAAAGCCCCCTTGCTGAGGAACTTGCTGTCCCTCAGCACTTTGGTTTCTTTGGTTTTTGACATACTATATTTTTGTATATTAATACACTATATTTTTTAGATTTAAGATATTTATATATCTCTTCTTTCTGATCACTTGGTGATGTATGTAAGTATTGCACCTCATCTAATTCTACTCCTAAATAACTCATAAACAATTGAAAGTTATTACTAAATATCAATACATTAGCAATATTAAAATTATCTCTTACAATTACCTGATTCTCGTTTATTATAAATAGCATATCTACAAATACAGAATATCCATTTCCATAAATCTTTTTATCATTAAACAATGTGATTATTGCTCTTTGAAGTTGCGATCTTAGAGATTTATTTGCATGCGCTAAAATAGATTTATTTATAAAGGCTATTCCGTCATCTCTTTCAAAATCAGCATATGTATAATTATTTATACTGTCTGCACTTATTTCTTTACAATTAAAATCAGAATAAATTTGGCAAGATTGTAAAGTATCATAATTTTCATTGTATACAATGCTGTTTGCATTTTCGTCACATATGTTATATCGATATGTATCCTTTTCTAAATAATAAAACTTATGTAAATCTGATAATTTATCTAATAATAAAGATATATCCATTCTGATAAGAGAATACTATAAAAGTACTATAGAAAGTACTATAGAAAGTACTATAGAAAGTACTATAGAAGTACTTAAAAATGATGTACTTAAAAATGATTTAAAAAGACTAATTAAAAAATAATATTCTCTTTAAGCCTTTAAGCATAATGATTAAAAGCCTTGCAAACAATTATTCAAGAATATTATCAAATGTTGTCTATGGACAAGGTTCCATGCTATTCACTCGCGACGGTAAGAAGTACATAGATGCATTTAGTGGTTATGGTGCAACTATTTTCGGACACAATTATAAGCCAATTGTTGATACTATTATTGAAAATAGTAGTAAATTGTTCTCATGTGGAGGTGTTATTTCCACAGAACCTCTACAAACTTTTGCAGATAAGATCACATATATGACACATTATGACAAAGTATTACCTCTTAACACAGGATCTGAAGCATTTGAGTGTGCAGTCATGCTTTCTCAGAAATACGGGATCGAACATTTGAAAATACCTCATAATCATGTCAAAATCGTATCGTTTTATGGTAATTTTCATGGTAGAACACTGGGAGCTATTAGTGCAAGTACAAATGTTAATCATCGTTTTGGAAGAGGAGCTCTATCAGATGGATTCATTAATGCTATACCATCAATAAAAGGCATTAAAGCGTCTATGAATCCTAATGTTTGTGCTTATATTATTGAACCTATTCAAGGGGAAAATGGCATGATAGAACATAATCCTGAAACTCTCTTGTTTTTACGTGACTTTTGTAAGATGAATGGTATTCTTCTGATTGCTGACGAAATCCAAAGTGGATGTGGTCGCACAGGTAGTATGTATTATCTAGAAAGTTTGGGTATTAAGCCTGATATTCTAATGCTTGGGAAAGGATTATCTGGTGGTGCTATTCCTATTAGTGTTGTTCTTGCAGACAATAAAATTATGAAATATACTGATGTTAAAAGCATATCAACATATGGAAGTACGTTCGGAGGAAATCCACTTGCGTGCGCTGTAGCATCAACTGTTTTAGACAATCTCAATAAAGACATTTTCAATAAAGTTATCAACGATGGGCTATGCTTTAGTGATCGCTTTAGTGATCGATTAAAAAATAATCACAATAATCAAAGTGGTATTGGTCTAATGAGAGGTATCAAAGTAAAAAATAATAAGTTGTTTGTTGAGAAATTACTTAGTGAATATGGAATAATAACAACAATAGCAAACAATAATACTGTCAGATATACACCAGCTCTAAATAATGGAATGGAAATTAATGATATGATTATTGACGCTTATTGCGAATTATACTCAAAAATGCATTAATTATTATAATTATTTGAAATCATGTCTACCAACTATTTTGAATAATTTGATCTTTCTTTGAATTTTTGGTATTTCTTTATTAAACTTTGTGAGACTGAGAGACTTCGTCATGTTTTTTTTCCAAGAAACGTGAGTCATTTCTCAGTCATTTTTGTTAAACTTTCTTACTAAACTTTGCCATGTAATAAGTTTGTCATGTTTTTTTTCCAAAGACGATCAAAGGCGGAGGTGAAAATTCCGAATAATTATGATGTTTTTTTGCCTACTTGGTAGAAAAAAAACATGACGAAGTCTCTCAGTTGTGTGGGGATTTTTTTTTATTCAAAATTTTTCCTGATCGTAACTAAAAAAGTCATTTTAAAAAAGAGTTTCAAAAATCCTGCTCTTAAAAAAGTGCCACAAAGTTTAACAAACTTTCCTCGTCTTTTTGTGCGTCTTTTTGTGCGTCTTTTTGGTCTTTTTTGGTCGTCTTTTATTCATTAAAAATACTTAATAAAGTATTTCTATGAACAAAGTATTTTAAACTTTGATTATCACACAAAAAAAATTATTAAAAATTATTTATGTTCTCTTTTATAAATAGAATATAATGGCACCTGTTAATGTTTCACCAAATTCGATTGTTGAACAACAAATTCTTAAAATTTCATCTTTAATTGTTAATCATGATGTTGAAGGATTACTAAAAACTATAATTGATATACATAATAAGTATGGAAATACTGATAAATCTAAAAGTATTTTAGCATATGAAAACTTCAGAAATACATTTATTAAAAAATTCGATTTTGTTGAAAACATCCAGAATATTATTTGAAATATTATTTAAATGAATCATATATAAATTTAGAGTTATACTTTGTGTATTCTATACACAAATTATATTCTATACACTATTAATAAATAATTAGAATATACTTTGTGTATAGAATATAATTTGTGTGACATTTTACTTTGTATATTGCACTAACAAAATCATATAGAGTAACTACTCCATGAAGAGCTATATTATTTAATTGTCTTAAATTAACTTTTGTATGATTTCCACCTCTGTGACAATCACGACGCTTATTGTCTTCGAAGTGTGCTATGAGTATATTTCCTTCATATAACACAATATTTTTCATAAGATCATTGCAATTACTATCTTCAGCATCCGGAATAACAAGAGAAAAACTAAGAATCTTATCAGTCAGTGCTTTTGTTTTAATTAACTGTGTTAATCTCTTTTTCCCTATGTTCTTGTTAGTATCATCAGTATCATCAGTATCAGTCATCTTTTCAATTATTTCATTATTTTCCATATTGATATGCCAAAACAAACTACATAGAGTCTTTAGACTCGTATTAAAATTATATGTAATATTATCATCATCATCTGGATCAAAATAATCATTAAGATCACAATCATTATCATATGTATTTGATTGACATTCTCCTTTATTATGATCGAATATACATAGATTATCTATTTGCCATTTTGTAGGTTCATTCCAATAATTTGTTCTATTAACATAAACTTTGTCTTTGTATGTCACACTTAATACATCAAACATACGATATAGTTTATTTATAAGTATTTCAAAATCAATATCATTATGGTTAGTAATTAATGCCATTGCCTAATAATAAATGATTACGAATAAATGATAAAAAAATGATAAAAATTTTTTTAGTATTTTCAGTCTTAGTACTTGTTTCATTCTCTTATTATCAAGCAATGAATATGATTAGTCGAGGACTTGAAGCAATATATCTTTCAAATGTTGGTTTTGGAATGGCATTCATTGGAGGATTTATTGGAATGTGCCAAAGTCTTGAAAATGCTCACACTGTTACAGAGAAACTAGAAAAGAATCCAAATATTGGATTTGGTGAAACTTTACCTATCTTTATGGGAATTTTTATTGGACAAACTGCGCTTAGTTCATTTTATCCGCTTTCATTCCCATATTACATATACACAACAACAAAGAAGATTACAGATACTAATTCTACTACTTCTACTCATTCTTTTGTAAATACTCACTAAGGACTAAAAACTAATCACTAACGCACTGTTGTTGAAGTTTTTCTTATCTTTTTTCTTATCTTTTTTCTTATCTTTTTTCTTTGCCTTTGTAGTGATTAATTCTTCTTTTTACAACAAGAAAAAAGATTGAATGAAACTGTGCTGTTCATAGTAAAACTTATAATACTGACTGCAGAATTAAGAAGCACAACAACAGATTGAAAAACGTTATCTTCTGGTATGATAACTGCAAGACATGATTCTAGAATCACAGAACAGATCTTAATCAGATCTGATGATTGAATTGAAACATTGACAGACGAAAGATTAAGACGATTAACTTCAGAGAAAACACTTTGAATAACGTTAACAAAATTAGCAACATCTGTTACTTGCAACGTACCACCCTTTACGACACTAACAACACTATTAACACATACACCAATAACATTATTTAGATGTTGTGCATCAGAAATGTATGTATTAAAATTAGCAATACATTGATTCGATAGAGTACGTGACGCATTTTGCTCAATTGATGATAGACGTTGCACTGCAACAGTATTACTAACTTTCATAATATGTTGAGATTGTAATGCATTGAACAACTTTGTCATAATATTGTTTAGTGTTGTTCCTGTAATCAATGGCGTAGCAGGAGGCGCTTGCGTGGTAGTCGTAGTCGTATCTTGAGGCGCTTGAGTTGTTGTCGTGGTCGTTTCTGTAGGTACTTGAGTTGTTTCTTGAAGCGCTTGAGTTGTCGTGGTTGTTTCTGCAGGCTCTTGAGGAGCTTCTTGAGATGATTGAGTTGTCGTTTCTTGAGTTATTGTATTATCAGTAGAAGACATATGATAATACGATTATTATGTGAATATACTAGGAATAATCTTTTTTTTTTTATATTGTTTTTCTATTTCTTTAGTATTTCTTTCTATACAGTATATACTTAGTCTACTAATTACAAATGTCAAAGAAATCGAAATCATCTGCCAGTGGTCAAGATGACATTTCGAATATATTTTCTAATTTATCTCTAGGATTAAAAGACTCTACAATAAATGTTGATAATTTGCTTGTTGAAGAAGGTATGTTGTATTTAACATTTACAATAAATAATCCATATAATAATGTCACTATTTCTTGTTATGAAAAATATGGTGAATATACATTATATGAAATAAATGAATTTTAACTAATAAGTTACATCGTTTAATTTATAATGGTGATCAATACACTACTGGAATGATAATAAATCATGATAATATATCAATCACTGCTGGTAAAGACCAAGATATTATTACAACAGTCAAGACAACTACTGGAACAATTAATAATATTGTCAAAATAATATTCGATGGTATCTTAAAAAATTATATGGATAACTTTTCTTATTATTGTAGGGAAGGATTTAGTCATATTGAAGATTCAAAGTTAAATAGAGAATTAAATTACATATTAGATCAATTAAAGATTAAATATAATTTCATTCCGAATATAGACGAATGTAACATTGAAAATGAGTTTCAGAGACGACAAACAATCCAGAAAGAAACCCAAAAGCGAAAAGGCTCTGATGATGATGATGATGACGACGACTACTAAATAATACTGTACTAATAAGGATAATAATAATAGTAATAATGATAATGATAATAAAGTAATAAAAGTAATTACATATGTTAAATATAATAAGAAGAGATATAGCATGTTATATATAAGAACTAATCATCTATTACAAAAAACTCAATTAGATTTATCTGATGATAAATTAATATCAGAGCATGATTTTTATTCAATAATTAATAAAGTTTTATATGTTCAAGTTCATACACATGAAAGGCGAAAGACAACAACAAATAATTGGTTAACAGTTTATGAATATTTTAACATACAACGTCCTGAAATAGAAATAGAAACTATGTTATCCGTTTATAAAATGATTCCTGAACTTATGAATAAACCTATTTGTAGTCATTGCTAATTTAAAGATGCATATCATATAATAGATCATAGTTATATCAAACATTTTGGCAAAGCATGTAAGTTTATTGAAACTTACTATCAAACAGAACAATATATTTGTATTACGCTGTTGGCTAATAATTTTCAAGGATTAATGCCTTTTATTGACCCAGATGTTATGAATTATTATTCTGGAAATTTAATAATCTCTAGTCTTATTGGGGGACATGCTGGGGGACATGCTGTCCCCCAAAGCCCCCTTGCTTCGGTTGGGGGACATGCTGTCCCCCAAAGCCCCCTTGCTTCGGTTGGGGGACATGCTGTCCCCCAAAGCCCCCTTGCTTCGGATGATTCTGATTATAGAGGACATTCTGTCCTCAAAAAAATAACAAATGTAAAAATTCTTGATAATGATAGTGATAGTAATGATATTACTATCATTTACGAAAACGGAAGGAAAATGAAACCTATACAACAAGGTCTATTTACATTTAATGTAAATATTGGTGAAGTACATAAACCATATCTCTTGTGCGAAGACGAAAATTCAAACATTGTTGTTGAAAATAATACTATATTTCATAACATAATTACAATAAACAATATACAATATATCATGTCAGGTTATTATAAACCTGTTAAAGGTTTATGGTATTCGTGTAAACAGAATACTGAGAATACCAAGTATAGCACATGTTTTTTATCTTCTAGTATTAAAACCAGAGTAGAATCAGGATGTGGTGGAACATATTCTGATAAACCTCAAAATGGTACATGCAATTATTATAGTCTTATTCCAGATGTGTTGTATATTATAGACCCAAGAATACACTAATTTTTTAGAGCTCAAAGAGAATATTATTTTGATTTGTATTTAATATACTCTCTAGAAGTCTCAGATAATGTACTTGATAATATTACTCATATTTTTAATCATAGCATCTGTATTTATGCCATCTGATATCGTTTTGCCATATAATAAGAACGACTTAATTGCATCCGTAGAATCATTCAGATCCTATGGTAAGTCCTCTGGTAAGTCCTCTAGTAAGTCCTCAAAGAGAGGTGCTCGTGGCTCTGGATCAGGTTCTGGTCATGGCTCTGGATCATATAGTCATTCTGGAACTGTTCATAATCATTATCATTCAGGATACTATGGCAACGGTAATGGTTCTGGCTACGGTTATGGTACAATATGGCCGTCATCATGGTGGTATGGATGGCCTTATTATTATGGCTCCTACAGTGATTATTGGTATAGTCCATGGTATAGACGTATGTATAACCCATTATATTGGAATAATTATTATTTGTATGACTCTTACGATCCTTATTAGTGGGGAACCTAGTGGGGAACCTAGGTTCCCCATGACCCCTCCTCTAACGAATATGTGGAGTGGGGAACCTAGGTTCCCCATGACCCCTCCTCTAACGAATATGTGGAGTGGGGAACCTAGGTTCCCCATGACCCATCCTCTAACAAAAAAAATGAATAAAATTTTTTACTTACTTTGTGAGAAGTGATCATAAACACAAACATGCCAGCCGTATGTTATTCATTGCCATAAGTGTAATCAATTTGAAACGAGTATCTCAGACTGTTCTGTAGACACATTAATATGCCCAAATTGTAATACAAATATAGGAAATGTACAGGTGTGCCCGATACATAATAAGAAATTATTCATTTATGAAGGGAAAAATATTAAGAATGTGTGCAAGAGATGTTGTTCTAATGTCTCTAAATTAGAGACATTAGAGACATTAGAGACATTAGAGACATTAAAGACATTAGAGAAAAGAACATATCTATTTGTTACTTATTCATACATAAAAACTATTAATGTGCATGGTGTTGATGTCAATGTAAAAGAGTGTAGATTCGAATACAGTGATTATGTTACTAATATTCAAATTCCACAGAATGGTGTATTGCGCGTTGATAATATGCCACTTGATTGTCCAGAAAAGTTCTGTCAACTTAATGGAATAGATAAGTATACTATTGATAATATCTTTATAGTTGAGGCAAATAAGGAAAGATTAGATGTTCTTGTGAATGAAATTAGAACTAAAACAAACAATGCAAATTCGAATGCTAAAATTCGAATGCTAAAATTGTTGATCTTAAATATAATGACCTACAAACTATTATGGCAAATTTGAGTGCATCTGTGAAAGCTCATGCACGTATTGAATGGAGCAATTATATTTTTCATTGATCTTAGATGCTTTTATGTCGATCTGCACATTCGTATATTTGTATATTGTATTTGTACATAAGGATTAACAAATACAATACAATACAATATACAAATAATAATACTATGGCATTGCAATTTAGTTCTTTCGTACCTTCCCAAATTATCACTGATTATAAAATAAGTATTTATGACTCTATGGGACATATTTCATTTACACCATACTCAGATGTACCTGATATTATTAAGGATTATGTTCATAATCATATCATTCCGCTTTATACAGAAGTAGAAATAAATAGACACGCTGATGGTATTGTAACATATATTTATTTCATGAAACCAAATCTACAAAAGAAATGGAAATATTCTTTTGTAGATTCTAGTGATCCAAGAAGAGGAAACATTACTTATAACTTAGATGTAACTTCTCTATTATGAGAATTTTATGGATTTCCTACCATTCCAGTTTACAAATATTTCTCCAAGATGTTTACAATAATAATTAGGTAACTTGAAATACACTTCTTTTTTAAACTGTTTCGCAAAATCTATTTCACACGAAGAACAATTATAACTGTTTCTTTGATATAACATATTTTTATTGAAATACAATTGCATACATCCTATTACATGTTTATGTTTTTCAGTTTCTAATTGCCCCTTATTTAAAATGTCTTTGTAACTGTCAAGTGTCATATAGATAAACCTTTTAAGTCCATAAATAGCTTTTTTATCAAGTGTTGATAGATCAATTAAAGAGGCCACAGATTGTGGTATTTCAGTGTCCGCATCTATTAAACATATCCAATCATTAGGATACTTTTTATGAACATAATGTTGAGCATGTCTTATCATTGCAGATTTATTAAAAACTGATTTGTTTCTATTTTTCCTATCTGTTATAAATAACTCACAATTTTCATATTGATTTATAGAAATCGTTTCATTATCACTTTCTTCTGTAATAACAATAACTTTTTTAAATATCTCAGTATTCGTACTAAGAGTATAAACCAAATAATCAGAATAATTAATACACAATGTAACTGCAATACAATTATTTTTAAGAGACATGTTTATATTGTATATTATTTGTATATTATTTGTATATTATTTGTATTATTTGTATATTATTTGTATATTATTTGTATATTATTTGAATATTCTCTTTAAATATTCTTTAATATTCTCTTTAAATATTCTTTAAGAATAAAATTTGTGTACAAACCAGATAACAAAAAATGATCAAAATTTCTCAAAGTAGGATTAATTCCTGATTTACTACAAATAAAGAGAATGGGTAAGGATCTGACAATTCGCTGTTATTCGTCAATGGATAGTTATGTCAATGGAGGTTCTTCTCAAACAATTGACGGATTACCAGTAGGTCGTCATTGGCAAATTTCAAATGGACTCTTTACTGTTGATGAGTTAAAGAGCAAGTGCATTGATGCAGTACACAATGAGAATTTTCCAGAGAGTCTTGTTTTTGCATGGATACTTCAACATTTGAACATTCCTGATAATTTTGATTGTAATGAGTGTAACAATTGCCCATCTTGCGATGAGTATTATTGCAAGATACAGCAAGTGGTTGAGGTTACGTATCAATAATAATTATCAATAGTAATTACCATATAATATTATTACTTCTCTTTGTGTTCTTTGTATAAGAACATAAAAAGTATAACAGTATAACAGTATAACAGTATAACAGTATAACAGTATAACAGTATAACAGTATAACAGTATAACAGTATAACAGTATAACAGTATAATAGAATAATAGAATAACAGTATAATAGAATAATAGAATAACAGTATGGAGCTTAATGTTTGTTCAATGAAATATCATGATCATGATATTGATACATCATTAGATACATTAACATGTTCAAATCATTCAGATGTTACGATAAAATCATACATTAAATGTACTTGTAAAAAGTGCAAAAATCCATATTATTATTCTTAGTGATGTTCCATGTATAAAATGTAATGACCAAATATTAGATGAGCAAGAAAAGACTCAAATAAAAATCAAAGAAGATAATTTTTATATGTATGAAATACAACAAGCAGAAAAAGGAATAGGAAGATTCTTTTCTGCAGATGAGTTTTCAAATTTAACTGATGTTAATTTGAGATGCAGATGTCGCAATAAGCATTATCAATCTCCATCTGGGGAAGGTTATCATGGAATTCCTGTAATAAATAGAGATGGTAACATCTTTTTACGTTATGGACTTGATCAACATCCTATGTCTATATGGGGCGATACGGATCCAAGAGATAATATTATGCATTTATTTAATTACTGTGATAATAGACTCTAACAGAGACTCTTAAAAAATAGATTAAAATTAAATGCCTTTGATAATTATAATTGTCCTATTTACAGGGGTGGAGTATGCCTGTTCCTGTCACATTTAAAAATTTAATACAAAATATTTGTCCCGCAGTTCCTGATACAGAATATAGAATACTTTACGAATTAACAAGAAATATTCAGCAAAATAGAGAAAAGTACCTTAACGAGATACTATGTCAAATAATTAATGCATCCGTACCATATAACTTTAACATTATCAAGACATTAGAAATGAACAAAGAACTTGAATTACTTTTTATTGATAAATGTCATCAATAAAAAATAAAAAAAAGTATTTTATATATTTAAGTTATTAAATATTTAGCATTAAGAATGCCTTTTAAGAATACAAATATCAATGCGATCAATGAGTTGAAGACTAAAATTGATAGTGAGCGTCATTATAGCTTTATCTATGATGCATCAGAGTCTTTCAAGCGTATTAAAAACTTATGGTTTAAAAAAGTTGCAAATAGGCTATTCAGACAAGAACCCTAAATATCATATGCCTTCTACACATGCTGAGGTTAATGCATTAAATAAGATAATTAAGTGGACTGCCGTACCGAAGTGTATTAATATTCTTGTTGTTCGTATCAACGTGCATGGTACATTTGTTAACTCTATGCCTTGCCTGCATTGTATTAAGTACATATTAAGAAAGTGCAAGCAAATTAAGATTAATTGTATTTATTATTCAAATGCACAAGGTATTATTGATTGTATCAAGATATCTGATATTAGGCATTTAAATGACAAGGATCTTAAAAAGATGTTTAATGTATCTTTTGGATCTAAGTGCTATTTTTAAAAAATGCTCTTATATTATTATGTTTTACTTTGATTAATAATATTAAATAAATGGAAACTAGATTCCGTAATGAAAAGAGCTTAAATGGATATTCACTCGATGTGCTAAAATCAGGATTACAAAAGTATATTAGAAGAGGAATTACAGATAAGGCTCTTTATTGTGCCGGTGAATTAGATCTTTTTGCAGAATGTGGTCACGCTGGAGAACGCATTAGGACAAACTTTATACATCGTTTAATGATAATTTTTATGGAAGATGTGTCTCTTGGAAATTATCATATATGGAATACGTTATCAGAAAAAGTGTTCTATCTTCTTAATAATCGCAGTAGTAGTAATAGTAGTAGTAATAGTAGTAGTAGTAGTAGTAGTAATAGTAATAGTAGTAATAGATCCTGTGAAATACAAACAATTAAGGATATTATTACTCTTTTGTCGTTATCTAAAAAAACAAGAATATTATCTCACATAAATAATTTTACAGAATGTGAAAAAGAATGCCGTGGAACACCTCTTGAAAAATACTTCTCTAGTCTTGATAGTCTCAATAGTCTCGATAGTCTTGAGCACTTAATTAAAATAAAATCAATAAGAGCATTCATCATAGCAAAAAAATCACCACATGACCTCATATTTCATGAACTTTCTAAATATGTTGACGTTAGTGTAGCAAATTATGGTACAAAGAAATAAAAACAAAAGAACAATATTTAACATGGTTTTTACCACTTGCTTATCATATATTTGGAGCAGATGACTCACTAGAGAAAATTTGCTCTGATAAATTAATTAAAGAGCAAATTAGTGAATGGAATATTAATAAATCTGGAACCCTTATCACAATTGATGATTATGTTATGGATAAACATACAAGATTAGGAGTTAAGTCGACAGGATATTTTTCTGAATTTGGTGCACATGTTGAAAATGAATCGAATAAAGTTTCAATAACATTGAAACACTTATACAATTGCGTCAGAAGCTCAAAAGTTTACAATTATGAACATATTGACGATGAAATCAAATACGATCTGTACATAGCAACTTATTACATGAGTTTCAATCTTTTTATTAGTATTTATTTTTATGTATTAGTGATTAATAATGGCTAACATTGCTCTTTGTTGATCAGGATGATTTGTCTTGTTATACTTAAATACGCAACCACCTTGCGTTCCTCCACTCGATTTTTTACGTTCTTGATCGATAAAGTAGTTACTTCTGAAATTTGTCACATATTGTTCGTTATGGCATTCACCATATTTTGCAAAATCTTTAAGATCAATCAAAAGAGCAGGACGAATAAAAAAGAAATGGTCATCACTGTACGTATTTGCAATACTAATTAAAAATTCAGCTAGTAGCTTCTTATCTTCCAGAGTAAACTCTTTAGTATATAGTTCTTTGTCATCAATCAATGCCTTAAAATTTGTCATCATCATTGGAAATACTCCTACACACATAATGTCCTTTTTCTTCATAATTTTCTCAATAAGAGCTGATGGATTACCTCCTTTCTTTGATCTGTTATCTGATCCAGATGTGTAGTATCTCTTAACAATAGATTCAATAATCGGCAATGAGAATTCATTATCTGCATAACCATTCCCACAAACTGGAATAATATTGAATGATTGTTTTGATGACATACTTTGTATTGTTTGTACTTTGTACTGTGCTTTTGTAATTGTCTCAATAATACAAAGTATTAAAATTTTTTAAGCATTTTTTCCTTTTGTTATATTGTATCTAACAATGGCGACGATGATAACTATAATTCATCCATTAACAATAATGGAATTATTAAATACTCCAAAGCATTTTGAAAGCATTTTATCTTTGGAAAAAAAACATGACGAACTAGTTCTTGATGTTTTTTTTCCAAAGACGCTCAAAGGCGGAGGTGAAAATTCGGAATAATTATGATGTTTTTTTGCCTCCTTGGTTGAAAAAAAACATGACGAAGTCTCTCAGTTGTGTGGGGATTTTTTTTATTCAAAATTTTTCCTGATCGTATTTTAAAAAGTCATTTTAAAAAAGAGTTTCAAAAATCCTGTGCTTAAAAAGTTTAACAAACTTTGTGCGTTTTTTTTGCTCGTCTTTTGTGCGTCTTTTTTGCTCGTCTTTTGCTAGTCTTTTTTGTCCGTCTTTTGAGTAGCATATTCTCTCCAATAACAAAGATAACTATAAAAACACAAAGTAATCGAGGTTATGGGGACAGCCTGTTCTACTCTTCTTAATTAGGAGCATTAAGAGCGATATAATTACGATAGTTAGCAAAATCACCTGATACAGTTGATATTTCTGTCGGAAGAGTTAATTCAGTATCATCAATAGGTAGATCACATTGAACATGTTCTTCTTTGACAATGTTGACAATAGGTGCACATAACTCAGTATCATCAAGTGGCAATTCTTCCTTTTGTTCTACGACTTGCTCTTCTACTTTTTGCTCGCCTGCAGTTTGTTCTTCTATTCCTTGTTCTTCTACAGCATTTACAGTTGTGTCAACAGCATCTTGTACTGTTGGCACAACTGTGGCATTTGATTCAAGTTCAATATTAAAAACATATGTCTTATTTTCTGTACGTTTTCTTTCTTCATCTGACATAACAGTTGTAAGTTCTTCTGCTTCTTTTACTTCTTCTGCTTTTCCATTATCTTCTGCTTTTTCACTATTGGGGACAGCATGTTCTCCATTTCCGCCAGAAGGCTCCTCTGGGGCTACTGTTGAAGATAATTGTCCTCCACTTGTATTAAGTGTTAAATCATCTTCTACCATTTCTACCATTTCGGGTTCTTCTTTTACTTGATCGACTTTATCGACTTGAACAACTTGAACGTCAGGCACTGGAGGATTTGCAACGATACTGATTGGATTGATCTCATTAAAAGGCTGTATAAGAGATTGTTTTACAGCGTTTTCAAGGGATTTCTGAATATTAATAATATTATCTGCTGTTAATTGTTGAATATTTGATGATTTCGCTCTCTCATCAAGTATATCTATAAAATCTGTATCAATATTAAGAAGCTTAGCAACATTCGTTCTATTATCTATCTTTTCTTTTATTGCTTCATTTTTGTCACTTTGGTCACTTTGGTCACTTTTGTCTTGTTCTTCTTTAGGAACGTCCGCATAAATTGGTTGTTGATGAGTAACTGCATTGGAGAAAGCAGTTAAAACTGCTTCTTTAAAAAGAGCAACAATCTTTTCATAACTGCTATCTCTTATATCATTCAACTTTAATGGATGATAATAAAATGCAACCGGATATAACTTCTTGGCAGATTCAATATAACACTCATGTATAAAATCATTACTCTCTGGTATCTCTGTTACCGAAATTATGTTATAAGGCTTGCCATTAGCAATCAATATGCATTTCTGATAATACATAAAAATATCTTTCAATAATGATGATAGATCACTATTACCAAGATTATTTTTACTCAAAAACTCTCTATAATCAGCATTTAAAACATTTCTAGACAACAATCTAATTCTTCTTAGTTGTAACTGAAAATTTTTAATAACATCAACTGTTATTGATTTTGATATATCGTCATATGTAGTTTTAAATCCACGAAATATATGAGGAACAATCATGTCCATAAATCTTTTTAATGTAGCTGTTTTCATTTCAACAATGATTTGTTCAGCCATTCTAAACAGTTAAACTGTTAAAGTGTATATTTATACATACGTTTTATTTTTATATGAGTTTGACGCACTTGGGGTGGGGGACAGCTGTCCCCCATAACCCCCTCGCTTAGGAACATATTCTCGTTGGGGGACAGCTGTCCCCCATAACCCCCTCGCTTAGGAACATATTCTCGTTGGGGGACAGCTGTCCCCCATAACCCCCTCGCTTAGGAACATATTCTCGTTGGGGGACAGCTGTCCCCCATAACCCC